AACTAATGAGAGACAGATTGGTTGCGTCGATCCTTAGAGAGAAACCCGGTATTTATTTCATGTCCAATTGCAAGGCTTGTATTGAACTATTGCCAAATTTGCCAAGAGATACCGACGATCCAGATGATGTTGATACCGACTCGATGGACCACGTTTGGGATGCGGTTAGATACAGAGTATTGACCAGTAACAATCGGTTGGCAACCAATGTCGTCACAAAATTACCTCACTAAAGGTTCATAACATGGGTGTTTCAATTGTACGCCAAGAATTGTCAACGATGTTGGAAACTTACAATCGTATTTCCGATGCGATTGCTGGCGAACTTGTCATCAAAAGAAAAACAACCAAGTATCTACCGAAACCATCTGAGTGTAAGTCTGTAACTGATGCTCGTTATCAAGCCTATTTGACTCGCGCTGTTTATTACAACGTCACTAAACCAACACGCGATGCTTTGGTTGGCCAATTGTTCTTGCGACCTCCCGTCATTGATTTACCCACAGAGTTTGATTCGTTTTTGCAAAATGCAAACAGCGAAGGTTTGACGCTCGAACAGCTAGTGAGGTATGCAGCGAATCATGTTTTGCCTTACGGCCGTGGTGGATTTTTGGCTGACTTCCCTGAAACACAAGGTGAAATTACACAATCTGAAATTGAGTCTGGTGATGTTCGACCGATCATCAAATTCTATGAGCCTTGGGCGATTACCAATTGGCGAGTAGATAAGGTTGGTGATGTTGGAAAGTTGACATTGTTAGTTCTGAAAGAGGTTCGAGAGTCTATCAACGGTAGCGATGAATTTGACCTGAAGCTGACAGACTGGTATCGGGTATATCGTTTATCCAACGGTGTCGTTACATGCCAACTCTACATGGAAGAAACAGCGTTTAACGCACCTATGGTCATCAAGGATGCAACGGGTCAACCGTTCGATGCGATACCGTTCGAGTTCATTGGTTCTTTGAACAATGATGCCGACATCGATCCTGCTCCATTTTTCGATCTGGCGAATCTTAATTTGGCTCACTTTCGCAATAGTGCTGATTACGAAGAATCAGTGTTCTTGGTTGGTCAACCAACCCCGGTCTACAGCGGGTTGACTCAGGAGTGGGTCGATGACAACTTCAAAGAGGGTGTCCAGTTTGGTTCTCGCGCTTCGATCCCTTTGCCCGTTGGGGGCAAGGCCGAATTACTACAAGCGTTACCTAACAGCTTGGCTATCGAAGCGATGCAGCACAAGGAAGAACAAATGTTCTCCATCGGTGCGAAGATCGTCAAAAGGGACAACACGGTTGAACGCAAAGAGAAAGAGGTTGAGATTGAAGCTGCGAGTCAAACGTCCGTTTTAATGAGCGTCAAAGAGAACTTGGAAAAGGCTTTATTCGCCTCTATCAAGAACTGTTCCAAATTTCTCGGAGTTGAAATCACCGACGAACACAAGGTCAAGTTGAATGAGAATTTCGACCTGACATCGATGCCAGCAGACGAAATGCGCAGCGTGTTGGAACTCTACAACGGCAAGGTTGTGACTTTCTCAGAGTTGCGAGATGCCCTTCGTCGGTCTGGTATTGCAAAGATGACAGACGAGGAAGCACAGACCGAAATAAAAGAAACGGCGAAATTTATCGAAGAGGTTACCCCGAAACCAGAACCAGTAATGCCCGGCAGCGGGGGTGCTAACAAGCCACCTGTGGGCAAACCAAAACCCAAACCCAAACAGGATTAGTAGACCATGCCTATCAAAGCAAAACTCACAGCAGACGAATACTCGAAGCTGAGCGATGCCGAAAAAACCAATTACAAGATTCAACCGGATTTTTCTTATTTGGTTGAACTCGAAGGTGGTTTCTTCACAGACAAAGACCCGACCGGTTTGATGACCGCGCTTGAGAAGGAACGAGAAGAGAACAAGCGAGTCAAAGCTGTTGCTGACAAACTCGAAGCTGAAAAGTTGGCGGCTGAGCGATCAAAAATTACGGATGTTGAGGAACTGAAAAAGCATTTTCAGGCTCAGCTTGACGAAAGAGACAGACGGGATAAGGAAGAACGTAAGAAAGCTGAGCAGGATCGGTTGGCAGCTTTACAGGATCGCGCAGAAGGTTTCAAAAAGCAAAAAGCATTGGAAATTTCCAGCGAATTATTTGGAACCAATGCCCCAATCATGCTTCCCCACATTGAGGCGATGTTCAAAGCAGTTGCCGGTGATAGTCCGACCATTGAAATCGTTGATCCAATGACCGGTCGCCCACAGTTGGACCAGTCGATTGAAGGATTTAAGAAATCCCTATCGACAAATCAGATGTTTGCTCCTATGATTGTCAAAAGTAAAGCGTCGGGTGGTAGCGCCAACGACGGTAAGTCATCAGGCATACCGGGCGTGCGTGACGATGGTAAGCCTAAGACTTATGCAGATTACAAACCTTCGGAGTTAATGGCTCTCAAACGAGAGAACCCCGAACAGTTCAAATCTCTTCTGTCACAAAGGTAGTTATCACTATGGCAACAGTCAAACTTGCCGACGTTATCGATGTCGAAATTTATCAGGGTATCAAACCGGAAGATAACCCTGAGCAAACGATTTTCTTTGAATCCGGTGTCGTAGTTCGTTCGCCCGACCTCGATGCAAAGGCGAATGTTCCTTCCAGCCTCGTCGAAATGCCGTTTTGGCGCGATTTGAGTCCTGCTGACGAACCGAATTATAGTTCTGATGGTGATACCAGTTCAACTCCCAAAAAGATCGTTCAAGGCAAGATGACTGCTCGTCGCGCTCACTTGAACCAATCTTGGGCTGCTCGCGATCTGACTACCGAATTTACGATGGGTGATGAACCCATGACTCGGATTCGCAATCGAACTGGTCGGTATTGGCAATGGCAATGGCAACGACGATTGGTTGCAATCCTTCGCGGTATCTACAACGCCAATGTTGCTGGTAACATTGACGCAGGTTTCGGTGATGCTGGTGACATGGTTCACAGCATCAGTGTTGACAACGGTGCGAACATCACAGCCGCGACCCGGTTCAATTATGAAGCGTTTATCGATGCTCGATTCACAATGGGTGAACGAGTTGACGAACTCAACGTGTTACTGATTCATCCGACCATTCACGCTCGATTGTTAAAAGAAAACGCAATTGATTTCGTGAAAGAATCAAACAACGAGAAAATCATTCAGATTTACGCTGGTCACCGAGTTATCACCAGTGAACGCTGTCCCGTTTGGGCTGTCGGTACTAATACTGGTTTTCACTACGTTTCGACTGTATTTGGCCCAGCCGCTTTCGGCTACGGCGAAGGTACGCCTGACACTCCGGTTGAAATTGATCGCGATCCTGCCATTGGTAACGGTGCTGGTGAAGAGGTCTTGTACGAACGCAAGACTTGGATCATTCATCCGTTTGGTCACAGCAACTTGAACGCTACCAACAACGGTGGTGGTGGCATTAGTCAAAACTTGTCAGACTGCGCTTTGGCTGCGAACTGGAAGCGAAATTTCTTCCGTCAAAATGTGCCAATCGCGTTCTTCGTACACAACTAATTGTGGTTGGTTAGTTGTTCTTCCCCTCGACTTACTTAGTGGGTGAGTGAGTCGAGGGGTTCTTTAACTCACAGAAACCAACAGAGATAATCCATGCTTTATCAAATACAAAAGTACAGCAATGTTGATTGGAACGCGCAGCGAGAAGTTATCGATCAGGTCAATTTTGAACTTGAATCAGACGCCATTGCGTGGAAAGACACTGTTGTTGCCAGTTTGGATCAAACACCAGATGGCTACAGTTATGCACTTGTCCCGTCAACACATCCTTGGTTTGTTAGCGACACAGACACCAACACTGTGGAAACAGCAGTTGAGCAGGTTGGGGAACCTGAAACAGCGGTTGTTTCAGACGGGGCAAGTAACAATCAGTACACCGGTCCAAATGCCGACTTTCAAGAGGTTTACGAGTACGAACGTCAAATGTCGCAAAAGTTGCGAATTGAACAGGTAGAACTCGAACTGAAAAGACAAGCCGCCATTGCAAAATTGATGGATTAAGTTTCATTCCAACTATCGCGTAAGCGATGGGGAACCCGGTCTGTTCTTTTTGGGTTTCGGCAGATCGGGTTTTAATACAGGTGAGATTATGCCCACAGTTACAGTTGAAGATGGGAGCAATGTTGTAAACGCCAATTCGTTTGCTTCAGTTGCTACACTCAACAGTTATGCTACCGACCGTGGTTTGGCTATCCCGGCGACAACTACTGATAAAGAAATAGCCTTGATCCTAGCCGCTGAATACCTCGAAGCTAGACGATCAGAATATCTAGGTGAGAAAACAAATGACGATCAAGCCTTGCAGTGGCCCAGGTCGGGTGTTTTGATCGATGGGATAGAACTGGCTGACGATGCGATCCCTGTTGAGTTGGTGAAGGCTCAATGCCAATTGGTTGCGGAAATCCACAAAGGCACACCGCTTTATCCTAGACCTCGAACAACGGCAGGTGAAGGCTTTATCACTCAAAAGACCGTAGGACCGCTTACGAAGCGTTTTAACGGGGTTGGTGCAGGTTCGATTAGTAGTACCAAACCGATTAAGATAGCCTCTGTAGAAGCGTTCCTAAAGCCTTTAATGGGTTGTTCCTCACTCAAGACTGTGAG